GATTGTAGGAACGCTCGGGGTGAGCAGCATCATATGATACTAGTCGCGGTAAGGCCCCGACACTGACCATTAGTTCGGAGCAATTATCAATACTCTCGGCCAAAGATTTGCCAATATAGTTGATATATCCCGGGGCAAGTCCGCACTTGACTGCACAGTTTAGACCACTGTACTTATATATTGACTTGACCCGATCGGCCATTATATCATCTTCGGTAAAATCAATATAAGAGCATTTTGCTGTCTGAGAAGCACGAGCAACTTTTTCGTTTAGAAAAAATGGCAGTGAATTGACAACATAACTAATCGATTTAGCGTTGAGCCACTCGGCTAATTCTGCCTCAGATATTGTTTGCACATCTAATTTCTGAAAATCACACCTTGGTATTGTTTGATCAGTATTATCAACTACATAGATATAATCTATAAGACCAAAGAAGATTGGGCCAGATAAAATAGAGGCTAAAGCCTGGCCAATTTGGCCATAGCCTAAAATCGCTACGTTAGTCATTTAGTAAATATTAGCAGGAGTGATGGTTTCTACACTGGGCTCTTTGAACGTGGTGTACTTATTACGGATATTGGCGGAAAAATACTTACCCTTAGATTCCGAACCAATAAATTCAAGGATAATCTTGTCGGGCACAGACTCGAAAGAATAAATTTCACCGGATTTGAATTTTACATAAAGTGTTGAAACGTCAGATTCTTTGACTACAGCATAGCTCTGAATCATAGAACTTTCAACATCTTCCATTACTAGTTTTTTGAGAGTCATATTACACTTTCTTTAGTTAGTGTTAGCATTATAGATAAAATCTATAATGCTGTCAACCTAAACCGATCAAGCCTGTATAATAGATCTTGCTGTGGGTAATGCTATTCCGCTGACGAGAGATTCGTATTGACTACGAATTTCAGACGATGGCTCGCCCACAATTACTGGTTTAGGAATAATAACATTCTTTTCCAGATCAGCCAACATCATAATTGGAATAAATTGTAATCCTTTACTTGTTTGCCCCAGTGTCAGTGGTTTGAGTACCACATATTCGTTGGTTCGTTCTTCAACAACACGGCACACAAACTCTTCGCCGCTGGCTAACTTGAAAATTGCTATATAAGGTTTATTATTTTCGACTAACATTTTAGAAATTGTCCCATCCACTAACTGCTTCAGATCTACTATATTCAGTGACCTTGGTTTCAAAGAAATTCTCGCGTTTTTCGGCACTCAAATATTCATAGGGGTTTTTTGTATATCCCTTGTATATAACTCCGAGCCCAAGAATTTTGCTTCTTTGGTTGGCCAAATACTTGATATAATTTTCAGTGCTTTCTGTGCTAATACCTAAAATTCTATCCCCATATACTTCAACACCCCACTCAATTTCTTGTTCAACTGCCTGAGTTATATTTTCAATAAGAATATTTCTATCTGATTCTAATGTGATATCAAACAGTTCTCGAATAATATTAGCAAACATATTTACATGTGTGACCTCATCATTCTCAATATATTTGATCATCTTTGCGACATTAGCTGCTTTATTTCTTGAGGCCAATTGATAAAAGAATTGAAATCCATTATAGAAATAAATACCTTCTAATGCATAATCAGCAGCAATAGCAGATTTTAGTGTTTCTAAAGATCTATTATCGATAAACTTTTGATACTGTCCAGCAATGAATTTATTTCTTTTTAGGAGTAATGGATTTGTTCTCCAATAATTATAAATTTCTTCTCTCTCAGTATTTGGGAAAAGCTCTTGTAGCAAATATTGATAAGACTGGCTATGAATTAGTTCCTGGAAAGCCTGAACTGTAAATAGACTGCTCACTTCTGGCGCTGTAATATAATCGGCAATATTTGGTAGATTGGCAACCTGCATGCTATCCAACGCAATTAGAAAAGATAGCGTGTTTTTGAATGCCTGTAGCTCGTCATTGGTCAACTCTTTGATAGTGACTTTATCATCGACTAAACTTACCTTTTCAGGAATCCAAAAATTATTCACCATAATCTTATAGAGCTTGGTCGCCCATTGGTATTTTACACTATTTAGATTGAAAATACCAGTGCTATTTCCGTTGATGATGTTTCGGTCCTGCGTACTATCGCTACCAAACTCATCAAATATCTTTTTTTGTTTTAGTTCTGTCATAAGATCCTTTTTTTCTAAATCCAAATCCAAAACCGTTTGGCATTTCTTGGCCCGGCTTTAGTTTTCTTATTTCTTCACCATTTGTTATCCATTTTCCACGATTAGCATAAGGTGCCATTCCCTCGGCCCACCCTTCCGGTATAGAATCATTAGGTCTAAAATATTTACTGTGTTTTCCATTAGTAAACCATTTAGCACCTCCCATACTTGGGGTAAGACCTCCATTTAGTATATGATTTCTTTCAGGAAATTTCCTCATTGGATTATTATCTCCCCTCATACTTTCTGAAATTTTTTTCCTTGCACTTTCTTTATGCATAGGATTCCTAACATCCTTCATTCTTTCTGAGCAGCTTCCTGACATTATTTTTTTGGCTCTCTCGTATTGCCTTGATGTAATAGCTCTTTTATTCATACCATTTTCTGTTGCTATCCAAAAAAATGCGTGGGATATTTTCCAATTATCCGGGTAAATTTTATGTAATAACCAATGTACTACATAATGTTCTTTAGCAGTAAGTTTTGTTAGATTATCTTTACCATTATTACCACCCAAGCATTTAGGAAGAATGTGATGATTTTCAAAATAGTCTAATTCTCTTTCTTGCTGCCCTCTATTACAAATGAAATCGTATAACTTTTTATAATTCATATTACCACAGGCATTTTGATACTTTATTTATTTATGTGCGGAATAATCAGCCACTGCATGCGACGCAACTATTTTCTTCTTGCTTGATTTCATCTACTGAAGCATTATTCTTTATAGCCCGAATATAGTAAATTGCCTTTAGCTTTTTCTGATGAGCATAATGTATGGCATCATAGAGATCTTTAGCATTGAAGGACTCTTTGCGCTGGTCAAATAATAACTCCATTGAGCAACCTGTGTCAATGAATTTCTGCAGTTCGGCAACAACATTTATAATTTCAGTGGCCGAGCATTTGGCAAAGGTCTTGCCATAACCAAGTGGATTTTCTTTTAGATACTTGGCTACGACTACTAGCTTACCATTTTTATTATCCTCACTAAAGAAAGCATTATAAACTGGAAGTACACTGGCACTAGAATCCATATAAATGCTAGTACTGGTGTTTGGTGCGGGGCTAGTCAGCTGGCTATTTCTCATACCGTACTGATTGATCTGCTCCTGGGCATAATCCCAGTTGTACTTACCGCTTTGGTGTTCTTTGAATGCACGTATTCTATTCCCATTTGCCCATTCAGATCGGTCAAAAGCAGTAAACGAACCAAATCGATGTGCTAGTTCAGCACTCTGCAGTACAGCGTGATATTCTATGCATTCGGCAATTTCCCTGATATGATCAAGGTCATTGAAATTCATATACTCCCTGGCCAGGTAATCATGCAGTCCCTGCAGACCAATCCCAATAGTTCTATATCTATTGTTATGATCAGCAGTAATTTGATCGGGAGCATTTGTAAGGCTGATACCGTAGTCAAGTATTTTTGTTGTCAGAGCAGATATTTTAGCTAGCTCTTTGAAATCCTTGATATTACCTAAAACAATACTAGCAAGATTACACACATGCCCCAGGTGATCGGGCTTGACATTGCTAAAGCTTTCTGTGCACAGATTTACACAAGGTATACCAATATGACCGTTGTCGTCTCCCTTATTGGGATTATATTCATTGATAGTATCAGTAAAGCTAATGTACGGTAATCCAGTTTCAAACTGAACACGCATAATAATCTTGGTCAAATCTCTAGCATTTTCAAAAGTTCTTGTGATCTTCAACAGTCCTTGCTGTGCTGCCTGCTCAATTTTTAGATAAGCTGCTTCGAACTCACGGCCGTAAAGCCCACGGACGTCAATTCCTAGCTGTGTTTTTACTTCAAAAGGACAGAATGTAGTCCAACTACCGCGATTGCGATCTCTTTCCATAAAAATATCTGGCATGCAGACCTGCGGAAATACATCGTAGGCCTTGGCACGTGGATCTCCGTGTTCGGTCTGCATGTCCAAAAAGTCCATAATATCGTTGTGCCAAATTGGAACGGCTACAGTACCTGCGCCGGCGCGTTTGCCACCTTGATTGACTGCTACCAATGTATCATTCAAGATCTTTACCCATTGAACAATAGTACCAGCTGCGTTAGGATAACCATTTACTACAGAGCCTTTGGCGCGAAGATAGCCTAAAAATATACCCAGTCCACCACCATTCTTACTAATCAGGGCCACTCGTTTGACGTTATCAAAAATACTGTGAATATCGTCTTCGACTGCTATAATAAAACAACTGGCAATATTCCCACCCTTACGCAAATTAGATAGAAAGGGAGTGGCTAGAGATATTTTACGCTGACTTAGGGCGTTATATACTTCTTTGGCGAATTTTACTCTGGTCTCTTGTGGCTCTAATTGGGCGAATCTCATAGCATTTACCATATGCATATGCTGGTTGAGCTCATCAAAACCCAAATATTTCTTTTTTGCTGTGATCAGACTCGCATAGCTATAGTCTAAATCGCGAGTCATCTTGATAGCTGCCCCAAGATTGTCTAAATCCTCTTCAGTATAATATTCTAATAGATCGCTAGTATAGGCGCCTTTTTCAACATTATATTTTACTACTTCTTTGAAGCTTTTTCCGCGAAGACTAAAATTGGCCCACTCGTCCATTGCCATAGCACGGCCAGCTACACTGACCCAATCAGTAGTCATTGGGGTGGCTAATTGAATAGCGTGTTGTATTAGATTCTGCTGAATATCTTTAGTTTTTATACCGTTTCGTAAAAATTGATCAAATTTTGATTCGAGCTCAAGAGGATTTACATCTTTGCCCTCAGTTGCCATTTGTATTGATTTTTTTATTTTCGCTACATCAAAGGGCTCTTTTGTTCCGTCCCTCTTTTCTACCATTATCTCTTTCATTTGATCATATTTCCTTTGCAATTTAGTAAATTCTTTTGATTTGGTCCCGAGTGTAAGTTTTTATCACTCGAAAGTCGGTCTGGATGGTCGAGTAAGTACTTATCATTCCTGCTTCGTAGTTTAGTACAAACTTATTTTCGACCAAAGGAATCATAAATACGCCCAATTGACTGTCAACCAAAATTAGGTCGACCTGTGTTTCAGGGCTCACTAGTGTAATTGTATAATAAATTAGTAGACTAATGCTACTGATACAGAAGTTTCCGTGGTGAAGTATTTCCCAAGGTGTTGGCCACGAGTTAGGTGTATAGTAATCAATCGTCCTGGTTTCGAATGGAAACGGACGAAAAAAATTGGCTACTTGAGGTAATACTGTTTCTAAATTTTGACCTTGAAGATCGGATCTCAATTTTTTCCAGAGAAGTAAGCGATCTTCATTCTGAAGTATATTCCAGTTCATTTTTGAATATGTTAGAAAGGTGATGTTGTGTTACCAATTGTAACACCACTTAGTGTGACACCATTTAGCTTAGTCCAATAATCGCCAGGCACTATACAAGGACATATACCAATTTGTGCATTATTATTGAACGGGTTGACAGCCATATACTGACCGCTGTCATCAG